GCGCCTCGCTGTGCGTGCGGGTTTCGCAAACGGAGCGCCTCGGGTTGCGAGCCCGGGATCCGGAGATGAATGTCGAATGGACCCTAGGACCGTGACATTGGAGGAATGGTTGGCCCGTCAGGGGACCCGGACGGGGACGTTCACCATCAACGGCGTCACCTACACCGACATGAACGAAGTGCAGTGGAGACGGGCGAACGATCGGTGGCTCACGAAGGAGGAGGCGGTTGCCCCGCGGCCCTCTTCCTGACCCGAAGCATCATCGGCGCCACGCTCCGACGATCCCGACCACGAAGCTCCCCGCCCGCGGGCGCTCCGGCCCCGCTCCCCGGATCCCGAAGGGTGCGCTCGGAGCGGCCGGTACCGCGTGGTGGAAGTGGGCGTGGGCGACGCCGCAGGCGGCAGCGTGGGATCCGGGTGCGTTCTCAGTCCTGCTGCGCCGGGCGGCACTCGAGGATGATCTCGCCACGTCCGGCCGTGTCGAGGGGCTCGACTTTTTGGAGGTCCTCGAGTCGGAGACGCAGGCTGAGGTGCGCCGGGCGGTCAGCCGGTTGGCGAGTTTGGCCACCGGCCGGCTCGGGATCATGCGGGAGATGCGCGAGCTCGACGACCGGCTCGGTCTGACTCCGAAGGCGATGGCGCAGCTCCGCTGGACGGTCGTCGCCGAAGATCCCGCCGACCAGGCCGCCGACGACGATTCGGGTGTGGCGAGGTTGGAGGAGCGGCGCCGGAGGCTGGCCAGTGCGTGAGCGGATCATCGCGCCAGACCATGATCGTGACCGGTCGTTGGGCTGGCTGGCGCTCGCCTGGATAGAGCATTTCTGTGTCCATGGGCCCGGCGACGTCGAGGGCCGTTCCCTCCGTGGCGACGACCCGGAGGGACTGCCCCTAGATGACGAGTTCGCCGGGTTCGTCGTCGACGCCTACGCCCTGAACGGCCAGGGGCGCCGCCTGTACGACTCGGCGTTCATCTCCCGGGCGAAGGGGCGCGCCAAGTCCGAGCTGGCGGGCCTCCTGGTGCTGTGGGAGGGGATGGGGCCGTGCCGGTTCGCCGGCTGGGCCGAGGGTGGCGAAGTGTTCCGCTGGCGGGACTTCATCTACCGGTACGTGGCCGGCGACCCGATGGGCCGGCCCGTCACCTACCCGTTCGTGCGCTGTCTGGCCACGGAGGAGACCCAGGCGGGCAACACCTACGACAACGTCTACTTCAACCTGACCGAGGGGCCGCTGGCTGAGGGTCTTGCCGGCAACGCCGCCGGGTTGACCCGGATCTTCCTCCCGAACGGCGGGGAGATCGTCCCGTCGACGGCGTCGTCGTCGGCGAAGGACGGCGGGAAGGAGACGTTCACGGTCTTCGACGAGTCGCACCTGTACCAGACGCCGGAGCTGCGCCGCATGTACGTGACGGTCGACCGGAACTGCCGGAAGCGGCGCGAGTCGACCCCGTGGGCGTTGCAGACCTCGACGATGTACCAGCCGGGTGAGGATTCGATCGCGGAGCGGACCCATGCCCGGGCCCGGGCGATCCTCGAGGGGAAAGCGAAAGCGCACCGCCTGCTGTTCGACCATCGGGAGGCGCCCCCGGATGTCGATCTGGCCGACCGGGACGCGGTCGTCGGCGCGCTCCGGGAGGTTTACGGCCCGTTCGCCGAGGTGATGGACCTCGACGGGATCGTGGAGAACGAGTTCTGGAACGTCGAGAAGGACGTGGAGGACTCGCGGCGGTACTTCTTCAACCAGCCGACCGCGGCCCGGGATGCGTGGATGACCCATCCGGAGTGGGCGGCCTGCGCTGAACCGGAACGGACGGTCGCCGACCAGGACACGATCGTGATGTTCTTCGACGGGTCGAAGTCCGATGACGCCACGGGGCTGGTCGGCTGCCGGGTCGACGACGGCCACCTGTTCGTGATCGGCTGCTGGGAGAAGCCCGAGAACGGCGACGGGTGGGAAGTCCCGAGAGCCGAGGTCGACCTCGAGGTCCGCCGTGCGTTCGACCGGTTCGACGTCGTAGCGTTCTACGCCGACGTCCGCGAGTTCGAGCAGTACGTCGACTCGTGGGCTGCGGAGTTCCGTGACCGGCTGGCCGTCGACGCCACGGGTGGCAGGCATCCCCATCCGGTGGCGTGGGACATGCGCGTCAAGGTCCCGGAGTTCACGGCTGCGTGTGGGCGGATGCTGGTCGATGTCGCGGACCGGGCGGTCACCCATGACGGCGATTCGCGGCTCCGCCGGCATGTCCTCAACGCCCGCCGCGCCCCGAACAAGTGGGGGGTGTCGATCTGCAAGGAGGGACGTGAGTCGCCGAAGAAGATCGACTTGGCGGTGTGTGCGGTCGGGGCCCGGCAGGCCCGCCGGGACGTGATCGCGTCCGGGAAGCTCGACAAACGCCGGCGGCGCACCGGGAAGGCGGCGTTCCTGTGATCCTCACCGAGTCCGAGGTGGTCGACTGGACCGTCCGGCTGTTGAAGACCCGCAAAGCGGAAGCGGAGAAGCTGACCCGGATCCACCAGTACTGGAAAGGCGACCAGCCGCTGCCTGTCGCACCTCGTGGTGTTCCGGTCGAGGTGAAGAGGATGGCGCAGATGTCACGCGTGAACGTCCTCGGCCTGGTCGTCGACGTGCTCGCCCAGTCGCTGTATGTGGTCGGCTACCGGGAGCAGGGCGAACCGTCCGACGACGAGGTGTGGGAGGTGTGGCAGGCCAACGCTTTGGACGCCCATCAGACCGGTGTGCATCGGGCCGCGCTCGCCTACGGCACGTCGTATGTGCTGGTGTTGCCGGGGGATCCGGGGCCGGTGGTGCGGGGTGTGTCGCCCCGGCGGCTGACCGCCCTGTACGGCGAGGATCCGGACTGGCCGGAGGTGGCGCTCGAGGTGCGCCGCACCGACATGGGGACGTCGTATCGGCTGTACGACGCCGAGGCGGTCTGGTTCCTCGACGAGGGCGAGAAGCGGCCCGGGTCGGACTGGAACCCGGTCCTCGACGAACGGCAGGTGCACGGCATCGGCTCATGTCCGGTGGTCCGGTTCCGCAACCATGACGATCTCGACGATGACCTGTCCGGTGAGATCGAGCCGCTGATCCCGTTGCAGGACCAGATCGACTTCACCACGTTCGATCTGCTCGTCGCCCAGCATTTCCAGTCGTTCCGGCAACGGTACGTGCTGGGGTGGACGTCGGAGTCGGAGACGGAGAAGGCGAAGGCGGCGGCGTCGAGGCTGTGGACGTTCGACGACCCGGACGTGAAGGTCGGCGAGTTCGGCCAGACCGACCTGTCCGGCTATCTCAATTCGCGGGAATCGACCCTGCAGCATCTGGCGACCATTTCGCAGACCCCGCCGCATCATCTCCTCGGCAAGCTGGTGAACCTGTCGGCCGAGGCGCTCGCCGCGGCCGAGTCCGGGCAGCGCCGCAAGATCGCCGAACGGGAAGTGCTGTTCGGCGAGGCGTGGGAACAGACCCTCGGCTTGGCAGCCCGGCTCGAGAAGCGGGAGGTGTCCGCCGGTGCGCAGGTCCGGTGGCGGGACACCGAAGCCCGGGCGCTCGCTTCCACGGTCGACGCGCTCGGGAAGATGGCGCAGATGTTGAACGTCCCGCCGGCGATGCTGTGGGAGAAGATCCCCGGCTGGACCCAGCAGGACGTCGAACGGGCCAAGGCGGAACTGGCGTCCGCCGACGCGATCGGTGGCCTGGCCGCTCTCCTCGACCGGCAGATGGGCGGAGGGGACGGCGGCTGATGGCGGCGACCGTCGTCGGCCGCGGGCTGACCGAAGCGCACCGGCGTGGCCAGCTCCAGATCCGAGCCCGGACGATCCGCGAGGTGCTGGCCGTGTGGCCGATGTTCGACCCGGAACATCCTGCCCGCACATGGTCCGACCTGGAACGTCTCCTGCTGGCCATCATCGGCGCCCGGGCGGGCGATTCGGCCCGGCTGGCCGCCGTGTACTTCCAGGCGTTCCGGATGGCCGAAGGCGCCGCCGGTACGGCCACACCGGTCGTGGCGTCGACCCCGCCGCCCGACGAGCTCGTCCGCTCCCTCAGGTATGTCGGGATCGTCGGCCCGGAGAAGCTCCTCGCCGCCGGTGTCCCCGACGTGGCCGCCCGCACGTTCGTGAACGTGTCCGGAGACGTGACCCGTCATGCCCTCAACGCCGGCCGTGACACCCTTGTCCGCTCCGTCGAGGCGGACCGGCGGGCGGTCGGCTGGGCGCGTGTCACCGATTCGAACCCGTGCTCATTCTGCCGCATGCTCGCCTCCCGTGGGCCTGTGTACCGGACCGAAACCGGTGGCGGGTTCCAGGCCCATCTGAGCTGCGGCTGCACCGTCGAACCCACCTATGACGCTGACGCTCCATGGCCCGGCCGGGCCGCCGAGTGGCGCGACCAGTGGGATCAGGTCACCCGTGGCAAGTCGGGGGCGGCGGCCCGTAAGGCGTTCCGCCAGGCCGTCGAAGGACGGGTCCCCGCCACCACCTAACCCCACTCGCCCCGTCCCCAGGGGTGAGGCGCGCTGACGGCCGGGCGCTGAAACCGGCCGGACACTCCACCAGGAGGCCAACATGCCCGACGACCCGAAGTCGGATCCGACCCCGGACCCGAAGCCGGACGACCCCAAGACGTTCACGCAGGCCGACATCGACAGGATCGTCGCCGACCGGCTGAAGCGTGAGGCGGCCAAATACTCCGATTACGACGACCTGAAAGCCAAAGCGGCCCGGCTCGTCGAGTTGGAGGAGAAAGACAAGACCGACGCCCAGAAGCTGGCCGATTCGAACCGGGCCCTCGAGGACCGGGCGAAGAATGCCGAACTGGACGCCTGCCGGATGCGGATCGCGATCCGCAAAGGGCTCACCGAAGCTCAGGTCAAACGTCTCGTCGGCGCCACCGAGGAGGAACTCGAAGCGGACGCCGACGAGCTCCTCGAGGCGTTCAAAGCGAAGGATGACCAGACCCCGCCGGCCGCCGGCCGGCCGAAGGAGAAGCTCCGTCCGGGCGCGGTGCCCGACGCCGAACCGGAGGAGACCGACCCGGCGAAGCTGGCCGCTTCGGTACCCCGCCATTTCTGACACACCCGCACGGTTCGCCACGAGCCGCTGCGTGGTCCCCTTTCCACATAGGAGGTTGTCGTGGCGAACACATTCCTGAAGTCAGAAACGATCGCACGGACCGCTCTCGGCCTGTTGCAGCGCGAGATCGTCCTGCCCCGCCTGGTGTGGGGCTACGGCGCCGCCGATTTCCGTGGCGCCAAGGACGACACGGTCACGTTGCGCCTCCCCGCGGTCCTGTCCGCCCGAGACTACGAGTGGCGCACCCGCGGTTCGGCGATCGTGATCGACGACCTGACCGAGGTCGGTGTCGACGTGACGTTGGACACCCACCCGTACTCGGCGGTGGCGATCACCGACGAGCAGCTCACCCTCGACATCGTCTCGTTCGGTGAGCAGGTGCTCATGCCGCAGGTCCGTGCCGTCGCCGAACGGCTCGAGAACCTGATCGCGACGACGATCGAAGGTGCGACGGTCCCCGCCGCTTCGGCGTTGACGCACACGATCGGCACCGACGATGCCTACGTCACCGCGTTGGCGGCCCGCACCCAGCTGAACCTGAACAACGTGCCCATGTCGGAACGGGTGCTGCTCCTCGGAGCGAACCTCGAAGCCGACTTCTTGGGGTCGGAACGTCTTTCCGACGTGGACCGGTCCGGGTCCGATTCGGCGTTGCGGGACGCGTCGATCGGCCGGGTCGCCGGCTTCACCGTCGTGACGTCGAACGCCATCGACCCTGACGCCGGCTACGCGTTCCACCGGACCGCCGTCGCGTTCGGGAACGTCGCCCCGGTCGTCCCCGACGGGGTCAACGCCGGCGCGTCGGAAACGTATGCGGGGCTGGCGATGCGGTGGATCCGCGACTACGACCCGAACTATCTGCGTGACCGGTCGGTCGTGTCGTCGTTCGCGGGGGCGGCCTCCGTGGAGGACGACGGGTCGGAGAACACCCGGCTCGTGACGATCAACGCTCCGGGTTCGTAACGATGGCGTCGCTGCCTGCGCTCGTTTCCCTCGAAGAGTTCGCCGCGAGGTTGGGAGGCATCGCCGCGGCCGACGAGGAACGGGCGCAGGCAGCCCTCGACGACGCGTCGGCGCTGATCCGCGTCGAGGCCGGTACGGAGGACTGGGTCGACGACGAAGGCGCTTTGGAGACGGTCCCCGACGTGGTCGTCGCCGTCTGCGTCGCGGTGGCCGGCCGGGCGTTCCGCAACCCGGACGGCCTGCGTTCCGAACAGATCGGCACCTACTCGGTCAGTTACGGGGACACGACGTCGACCGCGGTGTACCTGACCGCGGCGGACCGGCGGATCATCCGCCGTGCCGTCGGGCTCATGTCGCTCGGGTCGATCGAACTGGAAAGCGGCTACGCCCCGAACATCGTCAGCGTCCCGGTCGACATCGGCGGTGACCCGATCCCGTGGGTCACCATCGGAGACGAGACGCTCTGATGGTCAGGGTCGTGGTCCGCCCCGCCGCCGTCGACGAGCTCGTCCGCCGACCCGAGATGCTCCGAGGGCTCCGGATGGTCGGCGAAGCGATCCAGGGTGAGGCGGAACGGATCGCGCCCCGGGAGGCGTCGCTGCCGACGAGCCGGCAACGTCACTACGCCGACATGTTCGACACCCAGGCCGGGTTCGATTCGCGTGGTGCGCTGGCCACCGTCAACAACCGCCATTTCATCGCCCTGTTCGTCGAGTTCGGCACGATCCACAGCCCACCGCGGGCGGTGCTCCGCCGGGCCCTCGACGGTTCCCGGGGAAGACTCGGATGATCGGATGAGTCTCCAGTCGCTCCTCACCGAGACGGTCACGGTCGTCCGCCGCGCCTACGACGCCATCGACGCCTACGGCAATCCGCAGCCCGGTACGGAAACGTCGGTCTCCTATCCGGCCCGTGTCGAGCAGCTTTCGTCGGAGGAGACGAACACCGACCGGGACACGGTCGTGGCCCGCTGGCGCATGTTCCTCCCCGCCGATGCCGACATCACCCCGTTCGACCGGGTCGAATCCGCCGGGCGGGTCTTCGAAGTCGACGGCGACCCGATCGAGCGGCGTGCCCCCCGCGGGACCCATCACCTCGAGGTCGAACTGCGGAGGGTCACCTGAATGGACGCCGTCTACGTCGTGAAACGTGACGTCCACAACGACGAGCTCCGCTACAGCCTCCGCAGCCTGGCCGCCCACGTCGCTCACGACAACGTGTGGCTGGCCGGGTTCCGTCCCCCGTGGACGGTCGGCGTGCATCACATCGACGTCGCCCAGGACGACACCAAGTACCGGAACTCGACGGCGAATCTGCGGGCCGCCTGTGAACATCCCGACGTGTCCGACCCGTTCCTGCTCATGAACGACGATTTCTTCGTCATGCATCCGGTGGCCGGGCCCCCGATGTTGCACCGTGGGCCGGTCTCCGTCGTCGTCGACTACTACCGGCGCCGCTACGGCCCGTCCCGCCAGTATCTCCGGGGGATGGTCGCCACCTCGGATCTCCTCCACCGGCTCGGGATCCCCGACCCGCTGTCGTACGAGCTGCACCTCCCGATCGTGATCCACAAGGCCCCGATGCTCGCCGCTCTCACCCTCGGCGCCGACATTCCCGTGCTCCACAAACGGACCCTGTACGGCAACCTGAGCGGCGCTGGCGGCGACTTCTCCCACGACGTGAAGGTTCGCACCGTCCACGACCAGTGGGACCCGTCGTGGCCGTTCCTGTCGACGTCCCGGCCGACGTTCCACCGCGCCCCGGTCGGACATCACATCCGCGCCGTGTTCGATGCTCCCGGCCCGTACGAGACGGCACCAGCCGAACTGGTCGAGATGGCCGGCTGAGATGGCCCTCACCGTCCTTCCCGACGCCGAACTGGTCGCCACCGCCTGGCTCCGATCCCACACGGACATCCCCGACATCCCGATCGGTACCGAAATCCCCGCCGATCCGACGTTCCCGGTCGTGCGGGTCGTCCGCGTCGGCGGCACCCCCGCCGTCGCCGGCTGGCTCGACGTGGCCCGCCTCCAGATCGACGTGTACCACACCACCAAGCAGGCCGCCCAGAACCTCGCCCGTCTCGTCCAGGCCGCCCTCGACGACCTGCCCGGCACCCGGCCCGCCGCGGTTGTCACCGCCGTCGAACCGGGCGTCTTCTACTGGAACCCGGACCCGCCGACCGGCCGTCCGGCCTACACCTTCGATGTTCTCGTCTACCTCCACCCGATCCCATGAACCAAAGGAGTGAACTGTGGCCCTGACCGCAGAGGAAGTTTTCATCGCCGGAACCGGCCACGTGTACGTCGCTCCGGTCGGCACCACCGCCCCGACCGACACCGCCGCCGCCTGGGCGGCCGGCTGGGCCGAACTCGGGTTCACCGACGACAGCGGCGTCGCCATCACCCCGGGCCGGACCATCACCGACATTCCCGCCTGGCAGTCACGCTATCCGGTCCGTCGGCTCGTGACCGCCGAAACGTTCGACGCCGCCTTCTCGTTGCTGCAGTGGAACGAGGACACCATCAGCCTCGCGTTCGGGGGTGGCACCTGGGACGGCGACGTCTACACCCCGCCGGCCGCCGGGTCGATCGACGAACGGGCTCTCGGGATCGAAGCGGTCGACGGCGACAAGACGACCCGGATCATCATCCCCCGCGGGATGATCACGACCGTCGGCGCGATCAACATGGTCAAAACGGGCGGCAACCCGATCCCGCTCACGTTCTCCGCGCTGGGAACCGAAGGCGAAGACCCGTTTACGATCATCGCCGACTGGGTCGACGTGTCCTGATGGCAGAACCGTTCGACCTGGACGCCGTCGGGGCCGCCCGCCGAGAAGCAGCCGGCGACGCACCCATGTTCATCTTCGGCGGCCAGAAGTTCGTCCTGCCCGTCGAACTCCCCGCCGAGTTCGCCTATCTCCTCCGCGACTACAAGGCGGCGATGCGGTTCATCCTCGGCGACGACTTCGACGACTTCTGGGCCCACGGTCCCACCAAGGCCGACCTGGACAGCCTCGTCCGATGGGTCATGGGAAGGTACGGGATGCAGCTGGGGGAATCGACCGCCTCGGACGGATCCTCACCGACCAGTGGGACTGGCTCGAGGCCGACTTCGCCCGCTACTACCAGCTCGATCTCCGACACGTCTGCTTCGGCCAGCCACACCAGCAGCTCGGAGCCCGGAGACTCACCGCCCTGATCCACGGGCTGCCCCTCGACAGTGCCTTCGTACGACACAACCTGGCCCAGCAACGGTCGCGACCGACACTTCCCGTCCGGCCGGCAGCACCGAAGCGGACGTCGACCCCTGAACAGATCCGCCGGGCTGGCGGCCGGTTCGTCTACGCGCCGAAGAAGGAGGTGACCGCCTGATGGCCCAGGGTGTCAACGTCGGGGTCGGCTACGTCGAGATCCGCCCCGACATGACCGGCTTTAGCCGCGAGGTACAGGTCGGGATCAACCGCGACCTGGCCGTCGCCGGCGAAGCAGGTGGGAAAAGCCTCGCCGGCGGGATCGGCACCAGCCTCAAATCGGCGGTCGGGATCGCCGCCGGGCTGGTTGGCGCCCGCGCCATCACTGATTTCTTCCAGGATTCGGTCCAGGCCGCCTCCGACCTGGAAGAGGCCATCAACGTGACTGGGCTCGTCTTCAAAGACGCCCGCGGTGAGATCGACCGGTTCGTCGAGTCGTCCACCCAGATCGGCCTGTCCGAAGCGCAGGCCCGTGAGCTGACCGCCTCACTCGGTGGGCTTCTCCAGAACCTCGGGCTGACCACCCAGCAGACCGTCGAATGGTCGCAGCGGCTCACGACCCTCGGCGCGGACATGGGCTCCGCGTTCAACGCCGAACCGGTCGACGCCATCCAGGCCATCGGCGCCGCTCTCCGCGGCGAGACCGAACCGATCCGCCGCTTCAACGTTGTCCTGTCCGACGCCGTCGTGAAACAGAAGGCCGTCGAGATGGGCCTCGCCTCCACGACCGCCGAGGTGAGCCAGCAGGCCAAGACGATGGCCACGTTGCAGCTGATCATGGACGGCACCAAAGACATCCAGGGCGACTTCGCCAACACGTCCGATTCGCTGGCCAACCAGCAGCGTCGCCTCGCCGCCGAAACCGAAAACGTCAAAGCGAAGCTGGGCGCGGGGCTCACCCCGGCCCTGGCGAACATCACCGGGTTCATCAACGACAAGGTCGTCCCGGCGTTCCTCTGGCTCATGGAGACCGTCGGCGAAGGCATGACCGACGCCGCCGGGTTCTTCGTCGGCGCCGTCGCGGACATGATCTCCGTCACCGCCAAAGCGCTCGAGAAGGTCGACCAGTTCATCCCGGGGATGGAAGGCGTCCCCGAAGCGATGCAGGACGCCGTCAAAGGGATGCGCGCCACCGAGGCGGGCCTGCACGACATGGAGTCGGCGTTCGGGGATACCACGACCGCCACTGAGGGCCAGACCGGGGCGATGGGTGACCTTGCTCTCGGGTTCGGTGGCGCCGGCGCCGCCGCGCAGGGTCTCGTCGGCGACCTCGAGGATCTCCTCGACGTCACGTTGGAGACGACCGGCGCGCAACGGTCCCTCGACCAGGCGTCCCGTCAGCTCGACGACGCCCGCCGCGGCCAGGCCGACGCCCAGGAGGCATTGAACCGGCTGCTCCGACAAGGGGCCGTCGATCTCGACAAGGTTGCCGACGCCGAAGAACGTCTCCATGACGCCAAACGGGCCACGGGGAAAGCAACCCGCGAGCAGGCCAAAGCCCAGGCCGAATACGACAAGGCCCTCGCCGTCGCCACCGACCTGCGAGGGCTCGACTCGGCGCAGGAGGCGCTCGCGGAGGCGACCGAGAAACTGGCCGACGCCAACGAGAACCTGGCCGACGCCCAGGACGACGAGAAGGACGCCGCCGAAGAGCTCCGCCGCCAGCAGGCTGGCGACCCCGACTTCAACGACAAGCTCGCCGACGCGAAACGGCGTGTCCGCGACGCCACCATCGGTGTCGCCGACGCCGAATACACGTTGGCGCAGCGGGCCTACGAGTCGCTCGAAGCGCAGAACGCATCGAAGGACGCCTTCGCCGGCAACGCCGACCAGGCCCTACGCCTCCGCGAGGAAATCGAGAAGCTGATCGCCCTTTACCCGCAGCTCGCCCCGTTCCTCACCCCGCAGCTCGCCGGCCTGCCACAGCAGCAGACCGTCAGCCCCGACTTCATCGGCCCGCTCACCCAACTCCAGAAGACCCAGGTGTCCCCCGACTTCATCGGCCCGCTGTCCGGCCGGCAAACCTACGGGCCGATCACGATCAACCAGACGTTCACCGGCACACAGGACCCGGCGGCGATCGCCCGCGAAATCGCCTGGCAGGTCAACTGACATGCCGGTCGTCACCCTCGCTGGGATCACTTTCAACGACGGCCCGGACGGTGACGGCGACGAGTTCGTCGTCTCCGACATCGAAGGGTGGGACAGTCCCGGCGTCGAGATGATCATCGTCGAGAAACCACTCTCGGACGGGGCGGTCATCGGCCACGGCCGCCGGGCCAGCCGCAGCCTCGGGGTGGCCGGCTACATCATCGGTGAAACCGTCGCCGACGTGGCCCGCGCCCGCCGCAAACTCGCCACCGCGATCAACGGGATCGTCACCGCCGACGGCACCCTGGTCGTCGACGAAGGTGACGCCACCTACAGCCTGACCGTGCGGCTGGCCGCCCCGATGAGAACCCGGCAGCACACCGCCCAGTCGGTCCGGTTCGACCTGTCACTCGTCGCCGCCGACCCGGCCAAGACCCTCGTGCCGTGACCCCACGCACCGTCGGCTCGCTCCTCAAAGCGTGGCTGAAGAAGGCGACCCCCTCGGAAGCGAACCGTCTCCGGCGGCTCATCTTCGACCGGCTCGGCTCCACCGTCCCGGTCTTCGGCGACATCGAACCGTCCGAGCGGGAACAGATGATCCTCGACCGGCTCGACGACACCGTCGCCGGCGCCGGCCCCGAAGAGGTCGCGGCGCTCCGCCGGGAACTCGCCGGTCTGTTCGCCGAAGAGGCCGCCGACCGGGTCGTCCCCAGACCAGAGCGGCTCCGCCAGCGGGGGAGACCCGCCTAAGGTGGCCGGTGCCTACACCGTCAAGGTCGTCGACCTCGACGGCTCATCGTTCGGTGACGTCGACAACGCCGCGGTATCGAACCTGCGCTGGGAACTCAACGGGCCGGGCGGCTGCGACATCACCCTGACCACCACCGACTCGGACGCCGCCCTGTTCCAGTTCGGCCGGGAAGTCCAGGTGTACCGCGACGGAACGATCCTCTTCTGGGGGCCGATCGTCCGCATCCAAGCCGGGCTGCGGACCACGACCTGGCAGTGCGCCGGCCTGCTCTGGTACTTCACCCGCCGCTACTTCGGCCGGGCCGACCGGGTCAACCAGCTCAGCAACGGCGATTTTGAAGACGGCGAAACGGGCTGGTCGTTCCAGGGTGGCGTCACCCATTCGATCGACACCGGCATCAAGATCTCCGGCGCCCAATCGCTGGAGCTCGCCGGCGGGACAGCAGACCACAACACCTACGCCCATCAGACCTACACCCACAACCAGTCCCACCCTGCCGGCGACTACATGACCATCGCCTGCTACGTGTACGTCCCCACCTCCGGCTATGCGGGCGGAGCCCTCGACGACCGGGGCCTCTTCGTCGTCCACAAACAGGCCGGCACCGGCGACGTCATCGCCGTCACCCCCGCATCCGCCGCCGCGATCAACGACGCCACCCCCAAAGACCAGTGGCTGGCGTTCGAAGTCGGCCTCCCCGCCGTCATGGACAACGACACCCTCGAAGTGCGCCTGTACCCGCCGCACGGGACCGCCTACTACGACCTTGTCACCCTCACCGGGATGGAGTCGCTGTCGTTCGGCTGGCCCGACCCGGCGGGCGCCGACGTCGCCGACATCGTCGCCGGGATCGTCCTGTACGCCCAGGATCTCGGCCCGTTCACCCACGGTAAGTCCGACCTGAACATCGACACCGCCGGCGCCGCCACCAGCGTCATGAAGTCGATCGCCTACCAGCACGCCGAGCATCGCAACATCGCCGACGCCATCCTCGAATACGTCCGCAACGGGATCGTCGACATCGACATCGAGATCACGACCACAACCCGCACGTTCACGACCTACTCGCCCCGCAAAGGCTCCCTGTACGGCACAACGCTCGTGCTCGACACGAACCTGGCCGACATGACCTGGTCGTCCGATGGCGCCAACGCCGCCACGTCCGTTGTGGTCCTCGGCCCCGGCGACGGGCCCGACCGGCCCGAAGGCGGCGCGTCCGACCCCGCAGCGTTCGGCGGGCTGACCCTCGAGCACATCGAGCAGGCCTCCGACGACGTCCTCATCGGCGAGCTCGACACCCGCGCCCAGGCCATCCTCGACGTCCTCGCCCGCCCGCAGATCCTCGAGGTGACCGGCTACCCGGCCGGGTTCATCGGCGGAGTCGACACCGGCGACACCGTCACCGTCGACTTCGCCCACGGCCACGTTGACGTCGACGGCACCTACCGGATCGTCGCCATGTCCATCAACACGAAAACGGACCAGCTCACCATGACCCTCAACGCCGAACCGTAGATGTCCGCGACGCTGCTGCCCCCGCAGGTCCAGCGGCTCATCGACGACCTGGCCGCCAGGGTCGGGACCCTCGAGCGGCGCATCCGCGCCTCGGCGATCACCGATGACGCCTTCGAGGTCATGTTCTCGTACGCCGGTGCGCTGGCCGCCGGAACATCCCCGCCCGCCCGGCTGATCCGACCGGGGACGCTCACCCTCCTCGCCGTCACCCTCGGCACCGCCGGATCGACGTCGACGGTCATTGACGTGCTCCGCAACGGGGCCGTCGTGGCGACGGTCACCGTCCCCTCGTCGTCGGGTGCCCACAACGGGCTCGTGTCGGTCGATTACGTCGCCGACGACATCCTTGCCCTTGAAATCACCAGCGCTGGTACCGGAGCCGCCGACATGACCGCCGAAGCGAGATTCACATGACGCTCCTTTTCACGGACACGTTCGCCATCTCCAGCGCCCACATCGTTGCCAAGTGGACATTGACCACCGGCACGCCTGTTGCAAACAGCCTCCCTCTTCATACCAATGGGCGTGGCATGACCGCGTCTGGCGGATCGGCCTGCACGGTCCGCAAGCAGGTTGCCGCGTCGGAAGAACATGCGACCTTCATCGCCGGGGCAGCCTTCAGTATTTCCGGTGCCGTGAGCGCCGAGACGCCGCTGCTCGACTTCATGTCCGATGGAGCGACCACGACCCACATCACCGTCAGCCTCACCGGGTCGTCGGCGGCACCGGCACGCCGGGTTCGGGTGTACCTGGGCGGCCTCGGTAGCACGCTTCTCACCACAACGCCAGTCGCCTATTTCCCGGTCAACGGGGTGCCCTACTTCCTGGAGGCGAAAGTCGTCCTCCACGACACCAACGGGTCGGTTGTCGTGAAAATCGATGGCGTCACGATCATCGATCTCCAAGGCATCGACACGAAGGCCGGAGGCACCAAAACGGTGCTCGATGGGATCCGCCTCACCCCTGGCACAAGCAGTGCGTACGACCCCTCAATCAGCGACTTCTACCTGTGCAACGGTGCCGGGTCGAAGAACAACGACTTCCTCAACGCCCCCAAAATCTTCTGCCTGCTCCCCAACGGCAACGGCAACAGCTCCCAGGGCACCGGCTCCGACGGGGACAGCACCGACAACTACGAGCTGGTCAACGACCCTCTCGGGTTCCTGAACACCTCCGACTACGTCGACTTCCTCGCCACCGGCGACAAGGACACCTACACCTTCACCGACACGTCCGGGATCTCGACCGCGAACGAGGTGTTCGGCGTCGGCATCTACGCCCACGCGCAGAAGAACGACGCCGGTGCGCGCACCTGGGTCGGGGTGGCCCGCAGCGGTTCCAGCGAGAGCGACACGGCCGCCCAGCCGCTCACAGCCGCGACGTTCACCGCTCCCGGCGGCATCATCGAAACGAAGCCGGGTGGTGGCGCCTGGACCGTGTCTGACCTGCATTCGATGGAGTTCGGCAACAAGGCCGGCACATGACGTGGGCACGCGTTGCGGAAACCTACGTCGAGGCGGTCGTCGCCGGTCAGGGCGCGATGCGGGTCGCCGAGGTCTACGTCGAGGCGGTCGTGTCCGGTCTCGGGATCCTGAGAGTGGCGGAAACCTATGTCGAGGCGGTTGTGTCTCTCACACCTCCGGCCGGAGCGGCCGGCGGGTGGGCGGTCGGTATGGTGAGGATGGGCTGATCAGTGACCGCCATCACCGTCACCATCGACGACCGCCTCACCTCCGTCCTGGTGATCGTCCTCATGCTCCTCGCCTGCATCTGGTTCGCGAGGCGCATATGAGGATCGTCCCC